ACAAGCGTACCTGCAAGCGGTCAATCAAGCTAATAGGAGAAATTAAAAATGGCAAGTACATATTCAGATTTAAAATTTGAGTTAATTGGTACTGGCGAACAATCAGGAACTTGGGGTACTACAACTAATACAAACTTAGGTACTGCTATCCAAGAAGCTATCACAGGCTCAGCTGATGTTACATTCGCAAGTGCGCAAGTAACTTTAACATTAACAAATACAAACGCGTCTCAAACAGCACGTAATTTGAGATTAAATTTAACAGGTACATCAGGTGGCGCACAGAACTTAATTGTTCCAGCTATTGAGAAATTTTATCTTGTAAACAACGGATGTGCTGATGCAATTACAGTAAAAAATTCTACTGGTACAGGTATTGCAGTTCCAGCTGGTAAAGCAATGTTAGTATTTAACGATGGTACAAACGTTGTTAATGCAGTGACTCATATGTCATCATTGACATTGGGTACAGCTTTAGCAGTAGCTCAAGGTGGTACAGGCGCTACAGATGCATCTACAGCTAGAACTAATTTAGGTGTAGCCATCGGATCTAATGTACAAGCTTATGATGCAGATTTAACTGCTATTGGTGCTTTAGCAAAAACAGATGGTAACTTTATTGTTGGTAATGGTTCAACATGGGTTGCAGAATCTGGTTCTACTGTAAGAACATCATTAGGTTTAGGCTCTATTGCTACACAAAACTCAAATTCAGTGACTATTACAGGCGGTTCCGTTACAGGTATTACAGATTTAACTGTAGCTGATGGAGGAACTGGACGATCTACTTTAACAACAAATAATGTTTTATTAGGAAATGGAACATCAGCAATTAATTTTGTTGCACCAAGTACATCAGGTAATGTTCTTACTTCAAATGGAACAACATGGACATCTACTGCTCCTGCATCAGCATCTTTTCCCGCAGGTACTAAAATGGTATTCCAACAAACAGCAGCTCCTACAGGTTGGACTAAAGATACAACAGCAGCTCTTAATGATAGCTTGATGAGAATTGTTACAGGTACAGTATCTTCAGGTGGTTCAACAGGATTTAGTACTTATAATGCAGCTACTACGACTGGTGCTACCACATTGAGTACTGCTCAGATACCTAGCCACAGTCATAGTTCATACGTCCCGAACACGGTGGGTAATAATAATATACAAGAATTCGAATCAGCTTATACCAAAGCAGGTAATACAGGCAATACAGGTAGCGGTGGTTCACACACCCACTCAATGACAAAAAGCATTAAATACTACGACTTTATTATTGCATCAAAAAACTAATAAATGACTGAAGATAAACAAGAGGGCATAGTAATATGTCCTCTTAACCAAAATGATGTTTTTCCAAAGTGTTGTAAACAATGTATATTTGTAATAAAATTGCTAGAAACTAATGGACGAATAGGATGTGCAATTAAAAAAAATGTTAGGTTATTAGCTGAAAGACAAAAAATAGGTAGAAAAGCTTTAAATAAAATAACTAACCTTAAACGAAGGATGATGAATGGCAGTTGATAAAGTTAAATATTGTCCATTACTAAAAGATGCTTGTATTGAGGATGGGTCAATAAAAGATGGGAAACTTGTTTCTTGTAACTTTTGGGTTAAACTAAGAGGCAAAGACCCACAAACAGGAGACACAGTAGACGATGGAGACTGCGCAATAAATTGGATTCCTATGTTACTTATTGAGAATAATAAAGTGAATTACGAATCAGGAGCGGCAATCGAATCATTTAGAAATGAAATGGTTAAAGCTAATGATAAAAATACTCAGATTTTAATAAGAAAACTAGAATTAACTAACCAACAACCTAAACTTATAAAGGAATAGAGAAATGAAACTATCAATTATCCCATCAGACGGAACAGTTGTTAAAGACAATCTAGCTTATACAACTTTGGATTTAACAAGTGCCAATATTCCTGCTGATGTTCATGCTTTACAATGGAAAGAAACTCAAGGACATATTGAGTATGTTGACAATATACAAGCTCCTGAAGAAATTACAGAATTACCTACATGGGCAAACGTTTGTGTTTCATTATGGGAAACTGCTAAGCTTGCAGAAGATACTCGTATAGCAGAAGAAGAAGCAAGACTAGCAGCACTAGCTGCCGCAAAAGCTGCACAAGCACCTGCTAACTAAAAAGTAAATGCTTCCAAGAGTAGAACTCAATACAGAGCCATTCCCTCATGTCATTATAGACGAGTTCTATGATGAAGAGGAACTTAAAAAGATATTTATAGAGATTTATTATTTATTTCCTAAATTAAAAAGTTTAGGAAGAAGATTAGGAACTGCTGTTGATACAGTTTCAGGAGAGTATATGTCATCAGGAAATGCTCTTTGTTTAGATAGTCATTTTAGAGATAGTCAAAATTCTGATATAGTTAAAATAACAGATAAAATCTTTTTGCCTAGCCTTTTAGGTACTATAGCTAATGTTCATCCTTTATATGGTCATGCTAAAAATTTGAGTGGTGGTAATACAATATTAAAATATTATAATGATAAAGATAAATATAAATCTCATCAAGATTCAGCTAGATTTACTTTTTTAAGTTGGTTTTGTAAAGAACCTAAAGCATTTGAAGGCGGAGATTTAGTATTTCAACAATTTAATAATTATAAAATAGAATTTAAAAATAATAGAGGAGTCTTTTTTTGTGGTGCTGTATATCATGAATCTACACCTTTAAAATTTAATAAAAATGCAAAAGAAGACTCAGGTAAATTTGTAGTAACAAAATTTTTATGTATAGATGAAAATTTAAAAAAATGATAAAAAGATATGAAAATGTATTGTCATTTCAAGATTTACAATACATAACAGATTTTATACGTTCACCTTTATGGCAATGGGGACATCAAAGCGACGCATTTAACAATGAAGATAAAAATTATTTTTGGAAAATATCCGATTTAATAGACAATGAGTTTTTTAGTGATTATTTATTTGGCAAAGTAAAAGAACTTACAAAAGATAATTTAGAATTACTTAAAGTCTACTTTAATGGACAAACAGGTGGTCAAGAAGGAGCTCCTCATATTGATGGAGATAACGATAATGGAAGAACTTTTTTAATTTATACAACTGATAATTTTAAGATTCATTATGGTGGAGGAACTACTTTTTATAGCGAAGATGAAGAAGACAGTGTAACTTTTCCTTATAAATATAATAGTGGTATATATTTTCAAAATAATGTAGTACATGGATGTGCTCCAATATCAAGGCATTTTAAAGGATTAAGAACTTCATTAGCATTTAAGATGCACATTAAAGAGTGAAATATTCAATCTTTCATACTTCACATTGTGGAAGTACGCTATTAGCTTGTATGCTAAGTAGTTCAGTAGATACAGTTACAGAACCTAAATGGTCACATGAAATTAGATTTACTAATGACATGGCTAAAAAAATTCAACTAATTAAAGATAATCATAAAGACAACTTACTAGTAAAATACTCTAGTTTATGTACAGAGATTGCTCCTAATATAGATGGTAAAAAAGTATTTTTATTTAGAAATATACTTGACCATTTGAATAAATTACAAGGGGATACACAAGAAGCTAAATTTTGGCTATATCGATGGACCAACTTACTAGATAGTTCAGATGTTTTATTCATGTCTTTTGAACAGTTTATGGAAGATAAACATAAAGCTTGTAAAGATATTTGCAATCATTTTGAAATTGAATACAAACCTGTTAAAGATATAGACTTTCATGTAAAACAAGCAGGTTATAACCATAATGATACTCCTATAAGATTATGAAAATACTCGTAATGGGACTTTCAGGTAGTGGAAAAACTACTTTAGCAGATGAATTGCAAAGGTTATCAAGATTTCCAAGAATTAATGCAGACAAAGTTAGAGCTGAATATAATGATTGGGACTTTAGTATTGAAGGTAGACTACGGCAAGCAATGCGACTCAAAATGTTGTCTGAAGAGTATGCTAGAAGCATAACAGACTTTATAGCACCAACAGAAAAAATACGGAGCTTATTTAATGCAGACGTTGTAATATGGATGGATACAGTAGAAAGTAGTGCATATGAAAATACAGACAAACTTTTTGAGAAACCAAAAAAATATGACTATCGTATTACAACAAAAGACGCTAAAAAATGGGCATCTTTAATATACAAAGAAATAAACAAAGAAAATAAGGTATAATATTCCCTGTAAAGTCAATACTTTTGGAGTTCTTTTATGTTATCTATTTTATCAGCAATACTAGGCTTTGCAACGTCAGGGTTGCCTAGCGTCTTAGACTTCTTCAAACAAAAAGGCGATCAAAAACATGAACGCGAAATGGCACAAATTGAAATGCAAAGAGCTATGGAAATGGCTAAAGCAGGTTATGCCTCACAAGAAAGAATCGAAGAACTTAGGACAGACCAAGTTGAGATGCAAACCTATGCAGAAGAAAGAATGGCGCTTTATAAACATGATTCGAAAATCTCGGAAGGCGCATCTCCTTGGGTTATTAATCTCCGTGCTAGTGTTCGCCCCATTGTCACCTATATTTTTCTTTTTCTTTTATTATTTGTTGATATTACAGGAATGATATGGGCAATGAAGTCTGGAGCAAATTTTGCTGAAGCGATGAACATTGTATTTAGTGAAGAAGAGATGGCGATTGTGGCTTCTATTATTGGCTTCTGGTTTGGAAGCAGAACTTGGGAAAAGAGATAAGGATGACTGATGAAAACTTCGGAGGAAGGGATTGCCCTTATTAAAGCGTTTGAAGGCGTGGTTAAAAAACCTTATAAATGTCCTGCTGGATACTGGACTGTGGGCGTTGGTCATCTTATCACTCGTTCTCCTGAGCTCCCTAGTGATTGGGATAGGACAATGGGAAATGATGAAATCGACGACCTATTACGAAAGGATTTATTAAAGTTTGAAAATGGAGTACTTCGTTTGCTACATCCTGTGCAACCAAGTCAATCTGAGTTTGATGCTCTTGTCAGCTTTAGCTTTAATCTTGGTTTGGGGACATTTCAGCGATCGACGGTGCGGTCAGCTTTTAAACGAGGTGATAAGAAAACAGCTGCAGAAGTTCTTTTAAAATACCGTAGGGCTGGTGGTCGCATACTACAAGGTCTAGTTAGACGAAGGTTTGCAGAACATGCTCTATTAATGCGGAAAAGATAATATGGCACTAAAAAAACTTGTATTCCAGCCAGGAATAAATAGGGATAGAACTAACTATTCATCAGAAGGAGGCTGGTATTCCTGCGACAAAATACGTTTTAGACAAGGTTATCCCGAGAAAATAGGTGGTTGGACTCCTATTAACTTCGACGCTTATTCTGGCGAAGCAAGTTCTATTATTCAATATGGTACGACAGATGATAATGAAATCATAGGTATTAGTACTAACGAAAAAAATTATGTCTTATCAGGTACTACTTTATATGATATTACCCCCATACGCGCAACTTTTATTACTCCAGCTACAGATAACTGCATAGCAACTACAGATACTTCAACTACCATAACCATTACAATTTTAGGACACGGTGCATCTGATGGAGACTATGTAACTATTAGTGGAGCTACTGCAGTAGGTGGAGTACCAGCAGGTGAAATTAACGCCGAGCATCAGATAACTTATGTTGATGCAAACACATTTACTATTACAGTTACAACTGCGGCAACATCAACAGTAGCTTCGGGCGGCGGTACGAGTATAACTGCAGTATTTCAGTATCCTGTAGGTTATGCGAGTGCAACCTATGGTTATGGCTGGGGAGCAGGTACGTATGGACGAGGAACATGGGGATCGGGCTCTACAACCCCTGTTGCACTTCCCGCTAGAGTTATATTCCAAGAACAATTCAATAATGACATTATTTATAATATTCAAGGCGGGGACATATTTTATTGGGATTACACGCCAACAGCTTCAAATAGAGCCGTAAAACTTAATTCGTTAACTAACTCAAGAGCTGTGCCTGAGCAAGTAGGTAAAGTTATTTTTGCATCTAGTGGACATTTACTAGCTTTATCTTGCACAGAATTTCAAGCAGTTTATACTGCAGGGGCTAATATTAGTTCCATCACAAGGTCTGGTACTACAGCAACAGTTACTACCGCAACACCTCACGGTTTAAGTGTAAATGACTGGATAGTATTGACAGGACAAGCTCCAGCAGCTTATCAAGGCGAAGTGCAGCTTGCAAGTATACCGTCGGGGACTACGTTTACATATAATTTAGCTTATGATCCAGGCTCTGATGCTACTACTGTAGGTACATATAAAGTGCCTAATTATTTAGGGAGCTATGACCCACTACTTATCCGATGGTCAAATGTTGACCCTAATATAGGTCCTCAACCAGAAGAATGGAAACCTGAAATTACTAATACAGCAGGATTCTTACGAGTTAAACAAGGTTCTGGAATTGTTACAGGACACAGAACAAGACAAGAGGTGTTAATTTGGACAGACACGGCCTTATCTACTGTGCAGTTTTTAGGTACTGAAGAAGTATTTGCCTTACAAGAAATATCTAATTCTATTAATATTATAGGTTCTAATGTAGTAGCCGAAGCTAATAACGTTATATTCTGGATGGGCAGTGATAAATTCTTTATGTATGATGGTCGAGTAAATACACTGCCGTGCACACTAAAACAGTATGTTTTTGAAAATATGAATAAACTAAATGGATATCTTAATTTTGCTGGCGTTAATACTGAGTTTAATGAAATTATTTGGTTCTATTGCTCTGCCGCATCTGCATCTATTGATAGCTATGTTATCTTTAATTATCAAGATCAAATCTGGTATTATGGTTCATTAAATAGAACTTCGTGGGCTAATGCTGGAACTATTCA